CTATTTGATATGTCCACATAGAGGTCGGTACGTGTCTTGTCTGGTAACTGTGTAAGCACCTTTGCTTTTTCTCTACGTATCATACAGCGAGAATATAGTTCAGAAGAAAGCTTGTCGAGGTTTTTTACCTCGTCTGACTCCTGGCTTCTGTTCTCTCTGTTTAAGTCTCCACCGCCATACTCTTGCAAGAAATGTGTGCGTCCTCCGAACTCTGGTAATCTGCCCATGATAGACAATTGTGCGATGAGGTCAGCAGGACGATTGACAACAGGAGTACCAGATAGCAAGATGCGATAAGGCTTACCCTCTGCTATGCCTCGTGTGAAGATAGTCTGTTGTGCTGAAGGGTCTTTAACCCTGTGGCTTTCGTCAATGATGATAGAGCGAAAGATTTTTATTGCAGGGTTGAATACAACATCTTTCAGTCGGAATGAGCCTTTTTGTTTGATATCCCAGACAAAGTATTTGCGCAGACTCTCGTAGTTACAAATGGCTACATGGTGCATTCTCATCTTAAGGAGATATGGCCACGTTGTCTGTACAGCATTTTCAAGTACAAGTGCTTTCTTGTTAGTGAACTTCTCGAACTCACGCTGCCAGTTAATCTTAAGTGATGATGGACAGACAACAAGGCATGGATAAGCATTTGCTGTATCAACAATGCCGATGCTTTGTAAAGTCTTACCTAATCCAGGCTCATCCCCGATTAAGAGACGTTTCATTTCCATTCCAGCTAAGATACCCTCACGCTGGTATGGATAAGGTTCTATTTTGAGATTATGTTTCAGTTCTTTCATAATGAATAACACCAGTATTTGTATGCTAAATCCTCATACTTTTCTCTTCCACGACTGTATACATCATCGCCACGCTTTATAAACTTCTTAAATACTCTGTTGTTCTGCTTTGATATTGCGTATATGAAATCATTATCACTGTGTGCGATGTCCATGTACCAAGCACGGCTACGGTCCCAATCGAAGAAGTCTATAGCATCGTTGAACTCTGCATCTGTAGCAGCTGCTGTTGTTTTAAGGTCTCCTCCGAAGTTAGCAGCCTGCAACCACCAGTCCCATTTGCATCGAGTGTCAAGAGTGAAACAGAAGCCGCCGTTGTCAAATTCCTGCGCCTTGTTCACCATGAAGCGTTGCGTGTCCGCTATCTCTAAGACCTTTGCGAGAAATGGGTCATGCCGTGCTTCTGCACGTAAGGCACGTTGCATTTCACGTGCATGTAGCCATATTTCTTCATCTACAGGCTCACCATCTACCAGTTTATTGATGAAATCAACTCTTGTGGGTTCTGTAATTAAGGCATCTACTATGCTACCGAAGTAGAAAGCTGCCTCACGGTCGCCATATTGAGGTCGTGGGTAGAGCTGTTCTTTAAGTGCAGTGAGGTCAGAGTTGGAGACCTCACTGCGGTTATAGTATTCATCTGGATTATGAGTTGTCATGGTTATTTTGCTTTTACTTCATCCTCATACCTAACATGCGGTGAATTTATGAATTCTGCATTAACCTTATCGTTTGCATATTTCTCAACAGCAGTAATCTGTTTCTTGAACATCTTCGTCAAGTCCTCTACACTCATATACATACCGTCCTTACTCCACCAGAATGAAACAATATTGATGATACCCTCTGCATCAAGAGCAACTATCTTTTTCTTTACAGAGGTCTTAGGAGTATAAGCAGGGGTAGAGACGGAGGCAGAATCGAAAAGATTACCTACTTCCTGTGCTTGCGACTGAATTTCCTTTGCAGCCTTGGCTTCCTCTTCCTTACGCTTACGCTCTGCTTCAAGTCGTGCAGCCTCAGCAGCTTCTTTTGCCGCAAGTTCCTGTTTCATGCGTTCTTGTTCCTCTGCATTGGCTTTTGCCATGCGCTC